GAAGATATTAACTATTATCCATTGATAAAAGAGTTTATTGAAATTACTGGAAAAGTGAAATTGCTGAAGATGGTTAAAGATTACTGCAGAGAACACTGTGCATGGTTAAAGACAGAGAGCGATATAGAAAATCATGCTATCGATTGCCTGTTGTCAAAAGCATACGAACACTGGAAGGATTTTCCAAAACAGGCATCAGAACCAGATAAATGGATTTTCTATTTTGAGGATATAAAAATGCTCTCAAGAAACTTATGAGTCGGGATGATTATGCTTTTCCTTGCGCTGGCTGTCTTTGCGATCATTGTGCGAATAATCTGTACAGTTCAGACAAAATGGCAGGAGAAGCAAAGATATTTTGCTATGTTTGCGAGGAATGTCGATACTATGATGGGGACTTAAAAAATAAAGACATGAGATGTAAGCAGTGCGAAAACTATATCGTAACAAATGAACATGTTGAACGTTTGAGAAAAAAGATAAAGGTGGTAAAGCGATGAGAAAGATTAAAGAAAAACGTATGCAAAGTTATGTTCTTAGAGCCAGAAAGTTGGTCCAGGAAGGAAAAAACAAAGAAGGCACAGAAATGCTTAGTGAAGGCTTGAACTATTACAGTAAAAATATCATTAAAGCTCTTACGCCATATGCAACTGCAGACGCAGGAATTATTTCTATGGTCCTGCGCAACTTGGCAGATGGTATCGAAAAGGATAATCCAGGAGCAAAAGAACTTCGCATGTGGGCAGAAAACAACACCACAAAACCTGAATTGCAAGAAACAATTAAGGTAAAAAAACCCAATATGAGGTAGAAAATGACAAGAACTGAAACAACCAAATTCCTCGGAAAATTACTTACAGATACTCGCCTCGGAGGGGCTGGCTCGCACTGGGCCAGCGAGGTTAGTATTGATCCATGGACACCGAAGGCAAGGCGGGTGGACTACATGGAATTTTCTCCGGCGAATCAATGCTCTGTGTCAGGAATAGAAAAAGGCATATTCACCTGCTATGAAATCAAGAGCTGCAAAGAGGATGTTTATAGCGGTAATGGTTTGAATTTCTTCGGGGAAAAGAATTACATTGTAACTACGATGGCATGTTACAAAGACATTCTGCCAGATTTCCGGAGCGGCAAATTTGCTAATTACATGAGTGAAAAGCACCCGGATTCATCAACTTATTATGGCATTATGGTTGCTATTCCGTTTTGGGGAGAAGCAACGGAAGAATTCAATGATCCTACACCATTAAGCGAGGATAGAAACTGGAAGTTGGAAATTGTATTGCCTTGCAGACAGGGGATAAGAACGAAGTCTATGACAGAATTACTATTCTGCATGCTGCGGAGCGGGCGTTGAGAGGAGAAATTAAGATGGCAATATTCCATAAAACATTGCAGCATCATGAAGATACAACGGAGAAAAGAGATATTTCTCAGGAAGATATAGAATTTCTGAAGAAATTGCAGCTTGAAATGAATACTCAGGACACAACAGGAACAGCGGATCCTCGCTTCTGGGTTATTAAAGGTAGCGAGAGAGTGATCAATAATGAGGATCCGGACGAGCTGTGCTTACAAGTAGATGGAAGCACAGTTACAAGCACGACGGAAGAAACGGTGAAGTATCTCAATGATAACATCTTGCCAGACTGCAATATCGATAGAGGCTGCAAAATTGAAACAGGGTATACATGGGATTTTAAACTGACGTACACGGAAGATGGAGAAGAAGAGTATGAGGATTTGTCAACGCAGGAAGTGAATGAATTTCTTGCCAACAATGGACATGATGATACCATGATAATTGGTATTTCGATCAGACCATTTATGTACCCAAACACGATGTTTCTTACAGAGAAAGAAGCCAGGGAACATCTTAAGAGAAATTATTATCATTACTCAGAAGACGCACATACATATTGCATGGTTGCGTGGAGATCCCCGGAAGTAGAAAAATTATGGAAGATATTACGGGAAACAAAATGGGATTGCAAAGACAAAGAGCTTGAAAGCCATGAAGAAAAGTACATTCTGCATTACTGTATTTCTCTCATGCAGGAGCTGGTCGGATGTTTCGAAGAATGGTACAGATGGGTACATGGAGAAAATGCAATAGAAGAGCTGAGTGAAGAAGAAAGGTTCTGCTATAACATGTCGTATTTCCATATTGTCCAGGAACTGTTTTTGTTTCGCACATCACATTCTGGAGGAACATCAACGAGGGCAAAATGCAGACAGTTTGGTGTTGATAGCAGTGAAAATGTCGAATTTAAATTCAGTGAGGAAGAAGATGGATAAATCAATAATAATGTTTGACACACCGGATTCTTGTGGAGAATGTTTCTGCCAGAAAGGGTATACAGTTTATGGTTATGCGTGTGGTCTCACAAATAGGATGAATAAAGATGCTCGCTGTAGGCCAGGTTGGTGCCCGTTGATACCACTTCCGGAACGCCATATAGCTTCGAAAACTGCAACGGGGTATGAAATTGGATACGAAGATGGATGGAATGAGTGTCTTGAAAAAATAGTGGGAGGCGAGTAATTTGAAAAGCTTAGAAAAAATATTGGAAAATCGTTGCATTCGGAATCACAAAACAATGTTTCCGGCGCATGAAGCAGAGATTGGACTTCCGGACTGTGGAATCTGTAGAGTGATATGGGAACGTGTGAATGGTTATGAACACGTAGCGGCCTCTCCACAAGATCCTGGTTCGCAAAATAAATACCTTCTTCCAACAAGGACTGATATGCGTGTATTAAAGGATATTTTCTTTGGAGATGAAGAAGTAGAGCACAAGTTTAGCATAAAGAAGTATCAACATGCAAATTTAAATGGAGCTGAAGGCTGGCTACATTTATGGAAACCGATAGGACATGAAATTGATGAATTGGTAAAGAGAGAAGGTGAATAAATGAGAAATGTATTATTTTATATTGTAGGAGCTGCTACAGTAGGAGTGTTTTTTACATTATGGTGCGCGGTAGCAGTACAAAGAGTGAGAAAAGAAAGTGAAGCATCCAAGTACGGAGAGCTTTGTGCGAGGATTCAGAAACAGATCGATGAAACAAGAATGAGAATTTCTTCTGTGAAAATGCAGCTTCATATAGCAGATCATGCTCTGGATCAGGCATTGCTCCAGTGGAAGTATGAGTATTTGATGAAACAGGAACAATGGCTTATCGAACTGATGTGCGGAAAAAGAGAAGAAGAAAAGCAGGAGGAAAAGCAATGAAGTGTAGTATCAGCACATATTATAAGATTTTGGACGCAGAATTATATAATTATGATGATGGTTATATGAAACTGAATGCTGACGTCAATGCGAAAAGTATCGATCTTGAAGAATATGCGAGCAAACAGAAAAAGAGCATTGCGGATATGTGTAATGTGCCTGAAGAAAAGGTAATTCCAATATCTCGATTAGAGTATGAAACATATGCAGATGAGTAAAGAGAGGAAGCCCATATGTACAGCAAATGCCAGAAGTGCGGAAAGAAACTGACGGATCCGGAAAGCATCAAAAGGGGATATGGTCCGGAATGCTGGAATAGCCTAACTGCACATTATTACCGGAGCCCTGTTGACTGGGAAAACTACAGAGTACCTGGGCAGATGAACATCGAGGATTTTTTGGATATGGGAGGTGGGGACAATGACGATAAGAAAGATATGCCCTGAATGCGGGCAGCAGTACGGCACCAGACCAGCAGTGTCGAGAAAGGATAGGAAAACAGAAATATGTCCTGACTGTGGAACAAAGCAGGCACTTGACACTGTGAGGGATTTGTTGGGACCGGAAATGACCGATCAGCAATGGGAAGGATATAAAAGTGGATTTTTAAAAAGGTCGAGGGAGGGACAACATGGACAGAACACTTTATAATGCCAGCGGGTGTAAGGATAAGACCGCTCATGATGCGATTTGTTCTGCATCAAAACCGCAGACACAGGTTTTCAGATCTGACTGGACGCGGAGAGACAACGAGGTAGATATGTTCGTAAAGATGGTGAAACGTCTGGCAAAAGGATTTAATTTTAAACTTTGCGACAGAATTCGATTTGAGGATCCGGAAACAGGAAAGAAATATTTGTGAGGTATGGCATGGACACAGAGAAAAAAGTACAATTCGTAGCACTGACAAAAGAGGAAATTGATGCAATGATTCAGCAGGCTGCCCTTGCCGGCGCACAGGTTGCGTCTGATGCAATGATGGTAGGGCAGAGAAAAAGCGAGAAGGAGAAGATTGATCGTCGTTTGCATAATACTGATTTACTCCTTAGAAATTACAGAACTTTAAAGGCGAGCTACGAAAATGCCGTCTACAAGTCCAAGGAAGGGGAGGTTACAGAGGTGCTGGAAGACATCATGACCATGAAAGATGATAAGGTCATAGTGGAGAGCATCAAAACTTCGGCCAAAAGAACCGCTATCATGGTGCAGCATATTGACAAAATGCTTGATGTATACCGTATCTATTGTAGCAAATTATTGGAAAAAGATAAGAGACGCTATAAGATTATTAAAGCCCTTTACATATCAAAGACGCCAATGACAATTGCAGAAATTTCAAAAAAATTTTCGGTCAGCAAGGTCACTGTATATGAAGATATCAAAATTGCGAAAGAGCGCTTGTCTTCGCTGTTTTTCGGAATTGACGGTCTGAAGTTTTTTTAATAAAATCAGAATAACGGAATCTGTTAACTTAACATTGACTTAATAACGAAAATGGTGTATGATATGCGGGTAAAATTTTAATCAAAAGTCATGAGCCACTGGGGAAACCAGTGGCTTTTTTAATGCAATCTTGGGAGGGAGGAAAGGATAGAAAGATGGGAATGCTCCTTTAAAATATTTTAGAGGAGATTACGCATGAATGGAGTAACAATATTATTTGTATATGCAGTTATTATGATCCTGGCAACAGTGATTCTGACAAAGAAAGAAAAAAATGTGGAACGCTTCTGTGTTGGAAGCCGTTCTGAAAACTGGCTGATGTCGGCTCTCAGCATTGCGGCAACGTGGATCTGGGCTCCGGCATTATTTGTATCAACTGAGAAAGCATATTCTACCGGCTGGGTTGGCCTGTTCTGGTTTCTGGTTCCGAATGCCCTTTGTCTGGTGATATTCATTCCCTTTGCAAAGAAAATCCGGAAGGAAATGCCAGAGGGAATGACACTGTCTGGTTACATGAAAGAAAAATACCAATCCGATGGAGTGAAAAGGGTTTACCTGTTTCAGCTGATCGGACTGTCTGTTCTGTCAACAGGAGTTCAGCTTCTTGCGGGAAGCCAGATTCTTAGTGCAGTAACAGGAATTTCGTTCAAAACCATGACTATTTTGCTCGCTTGTATAGCAATTTCCTATTCTCTGTTCTCTGGAATTAAAGCATCTATGCTTACAGATGCTATTCAAATGGTATTCATGCTTGTTGCATGTAGCCTATTTGTAATATTCGGAGTAAGAAATACAGGAACACAGGGCATTATACAGGGCCTGAGTGGTATATCAGGAGACTGTACAACGCTCTTTTCTGGAAAAGGAGTAGAGATTTTCTTAGCCTTTGGGCTTCCGACAACGATAGGACTTTTATCCGGGCCGTTTGGAGATCAGAGCTTCTGGCAGAGGGCATTTGCAGTAAAAAAAGAGAAGCTGGGAAGAGCGTTTCTTCTTGGAGCAGTTCTTTTTGCGGTGGTTCCACTGTCAATGGGAATTCTTGGATTTATGGGAGCCGGTGCAGGATATCAGGCACAGAACCTTGGAATCATCAATTTTGAATTGATCCGCCACTTTTTCCCGTCCTGGGCAGTATTGCCGTTCCTTTTCATGATTGTTTCCGGTTTGCTGTCTACAGTGGATAGCAACCTGTGCGCAGTATCTTCGCTTACGACAGATATTGCAGGAGGAAAAGACATCAGGAAGACCAGAGCTGCAATGGCAGTGCTTCTGATCGCTGGCATTCTGATTGCAAATATCCCTGGAATTACAGTGACACATCTGTTTTTGTTCTATGGCACACTGAGGGCGTCAACATTACTTCCAACAGTCATGACACTGAAAGGGGTAAGACTGAATGCAAAAGGGATTATCACAGGTGTGGTTGCTGCACTGGCTGTAGGGCTTCCTGTATTCGCCTACGGCAGCGTTTTGAATAGTGGACCATATAAAACACTGGGAAGCTTGCTGACAGTCCTGTTGAGCGGACTTATCGCCTTGGCTGCTTCCGGAAAGGAGAGACACTATGCTCGGTAGAAAACAATCCGTTCGAAATAATGAAGACTGGAAGAATGCGCTTGATCACATTGAAGAGACGGTGCCAAAGAAAGAACTGGATTCCCTTGTGAAAAAGACAGTGAAAGACATCAAAGAGAAATGCAAGGGGAAAAAGGCAGCCTATGCATGGAGTGCGGGAAAAGACTCGCTGGTACTTGGAGAGATATGCGAGAAAGCCGGCATTGATCAGAGCGTCCTTGTAAGGTGTAATCTGGAATATCCGGCATTTATTGCATGGATAGAGCAGAATAAACCTTCTGGCCTTGAGATTATCAATACCGGACAGGATATGGAATGGCTGAAAAAGCATCCGGATATGTTATTTCCGGATAAAAGCAATAAGGCAGCGCAGTGGTTCCATATCGTACAGCACAGGGGACAGGCACGATATTATAAAGAACATCAGCTGGAAATACTCCTGCTCGGACGCAGAAAGGCAGACGGCAATTATGTTGGAAAAGATAATATCTACACTAATTCAGCCGGAATCACCAGATACAGCCCTCTTGCAGAGTGGAGGCACGAAGATATCCTTGCATACATTCACTATTATGATGTAAAGCTCCCGCCCATATATGACTGGGAGAAAGGATATTTATGCGGCACACATCCATGGCCTGCCAGACAGTACATGGAGACAGAACAGCAGGGTTGGAAAGAAGTTTACGACATTGATAAGACCATAGTTGAAAATGCGGCACAGCATTTCGATGGAGCCAGAGATTTTTTAAAAGCTATCAAATAGCCGGTTGCAGCCGGAGGCCATTGCCCTTCAGAAATGGAGGACAAAATGAAGGTTATTAAAAAGAGACTGGATGATCTTAAACATCCAGAGAAAAATGTCAGAATTCATTCTGAACAGCAGATCAGGGAACTGAAACGCTCCCTTGAGAAGTTTGGACAGACCAGAGCCCTTGTTGTGGATGAAAATAATGTGATTCTGATCGGGAACGGCTTATATGAGGCCATGGTGAGCCTTGGTTATCAGGAGGCATCCGTATATGTAAAAACGGAACTTTCTGAAAATGATAAAAAGAAGCTTATGATAGCCGACAATAAGACTTATGCTCTTGGAATTGATAATCTGGATACACTGAATGAGTTTCTTGAGGAATTGCAGGGCGATCTGGACATTCCGGGATACGATGAAGAAATATTACAGCAGATGGTCGCGGATGCAGACGAAGTAACTGAGAAAATTTCTGAATATGGAACATTGGACGAATCAGAGATCCAGAAGATAAAGGAAGCCAATGAGAAACGGGAGCAGAAAGCGGCAGCAGCGGAAATATCTGACAATAATTCAGAGAACAGTTCGGAAAATCCGAACACTTCAGACAACCAATCGTCGGAAAGACAGAATACCACTGAAATAGAACCGGAAATAACAGAAACCCGGAAGTTTGTTATCTGCCCGAACTGCGGTGAAAAGATATGGCTGTAAAACGTTGTGAAGCCAATATCGATGTTGTGAAAGCTGCAGAGATCCGGATAAAAAACGTGTTCGGAAACGGGCTACCAGTGTTCTTTTCTTTCAGTGGGGGAAAGGACAGCTTATGCGTGGCGCAGCTGATGGTCAATCTGGCCAATCGAGGTGAGATTGACATGAAACAACTTACAGTGCAGTTTATAGATGAAGAAGCAATCTTTCCTTGCATGGAGGATATGACAAAGAAGTGGCGGCGCATCTTTATGATGATGGGAGCAAAGTTTGAATGGTATTGCGTAGAAGTGATATTGTCAAGATTAGTTGACACATTTTTCTCAAGGATATCACCGACTATGCAGCTACCTCCAAAGCATCATAG